AAAATCATATTCTCCTGGCAAACAATGACCTCCATCTGCAAAATAAAAATCAAAATAAGCAACTCTTTGTGGAGGTGCTGTTTTATTTTTTAATGTTCTAACTTTAATTCTTTGTCCAATACGAACCTTATTACCGCTAGGTCCAACCTCAATCCATTCGTCTCTGCGGATCTCACATCTTGTAAAGAAAGCATAGTTTTTTCCTTCTCCTCCTGGAGTTGTTCTTGGGTCGCCATGCATTACGCCAATCTTCATTCGATATTGGTTAATTATTAATCCTAAAACAGGACGTTCATCTTCTACAAGACTTCTTTTAATTGCAGAACCAACAACTCGAAAAAACTTATTGGTAAGTAATGCACCTCTACCAACAGTCATTTCATTCATATCTTTTTCCATCTCAGGAGCAGGAGATAGAGCAGGCAAAGAATCAATAACAATTGCATCTACTGACTTTGATTCAGCAAATTCAATTACAGCCTGATACGCCTCTTCCATAATATTTGTTTCAATAACAATTACCCTAGAAGTGTCTACCCCACACATTTCTGCATAGTCAGGTACCCATTGTTCTGCGGCTACCCACACTGTTGTGTGTTCTGGGTTTAACTTTTGATTTGCTGCAATAGTTTTTAAAGCAACTGCAGTTTTTCCGTGAGAAGGTTCTCCTATTAATTCATTCCATTGATTTCCAGGAAATCCCCCTCCAAGAACATAGTCCAACGTAGTGGAACCAGAAGTAATGCGAGGAACCAAATCGCTGCGAATGTCGGACGCAATAACAACTACATTGTTACCAAATTTTTTGTTAAGTTGAGCAACAATCTTTTTGGCTTCGTCATTCATTACTCTATTCTCCCAATAATTCCTTGTGGATTCCAATTACTTTGAGTGTCATTACCTAAAGAAGATTTTATATTTCCTTCTACTTTTGCACCAGTTAGTGAACCAAATTTACTTCCTGATTGTTGTAAAGGATACCCACAGTCGTAACATCTTGGAGCAGCGTTTTGAACAGCCATATAATTATTACTATTGCAGTCAGGACATAACTGAGTTTGACCTGTGCTTCCAATACGAATGCTTGGTTGTTGAGGTTGTGGTGGAACATAAGGTGTCATAGGTTGTTGTGATGGTGGCATTGGAATATCTGCAGGGCGTGTAACTGGTGCTGCAGGTTGCACACCTAATTGTTTAGACCACCAGTCTGCGTTGCTCATTTTGCTTCTCCCCATTTGTCTACTATTTTTACATCGGCAATTAGTGGAACAATAATTGCTGGGATGTGTACGCCTTCCATTGATTCCCTAACTGCTTCGGCAACAGATTCTGCTAGATCTTCACGAGCAACTGTAACAAGTTCATCATGCACAGTCAAAATTACATTGGCATCAGGTTCTGTTACTAAACAAGAGTGGGCTCTAATAATTGCTAACTTCATTAAATCTGCTGCTGATCCTTGAATTACTGTGTTAAACGCTTGTCTTTCAGCCCTTGCTCTTAAACCTATCTCTTTACTTTTTAAATCTGGCAAGTATCTTCTGCGTCCATACACGGTGGGAACATACGGAACTGGACTTTTTGCCAAGGCTTGTCTAATAATTTTGGCTTTATATTTTGATATATCGTGAAATTTTTCTGTAAATCTATTTAATAAATTTTTTGCATCAGTAACTGTACAGCCAATACTTGCTGCAATTTTTTCTGGGCCAACACCGTAAGCAATCGAAAGAACAAGAACCTTTCCCGCTTTACGATCTACTCCCATTGTATTGCCAATTGTTGTGTAGATATCTTCTCCATCTAAATAGTTTTTTACCATAATTGGATCTTTAGAAAAAGAAGCAATAATTCTAGGTTCAATCTGAGAGTAATCAGCAACTATTAATTTATATCCAGGAGGTGCAACAAATAAGTTTCTAATTAACTTTCCGTACTCTCCTGCACTAGGTATGTTTTGTAAGTTTGGATCGCTGCTGGAGAATCTGCCAGTTTCTGCTCCGTGGGCTTTAAAGTTAGTATGAACTCTGCCATTAATTAACAAACTTTTTTTATCAAAAACTTTTTCCTTACCCATTGTAGTTCTTGTAACTTCTCCACCTAAATATGGCATAACGTAAGTTGTCATTAACTTATTTAAATCTTGATACTCAAGGATTGCATCTACTAATTCATCTTTAGACCTATAAAATTCAAGGGCATCTGATGAAACAGAGTAATGATAGATAGTTAAATTACTTGCATCAGTTGCTGCAACGGCTTGTCCTCTTGCGGTAAGGGCTACCCGTACACGTAAGTTTGGTTTAATGCCACGACCCTCTGGTTTAGGAGAGAACAACAATTCTTGCTTTTCTTTCACTGAATTCATAGCAAAAGGTTTGCCAGTTAGTTTCCAAGCCTTAGCCTTTGCTAAATCAATGTCTTTTTCAAGACTTGCTTTTAAAGAAGTAAGTTCTTTTACATCAATTGTTGCACCAGTTAATTCCATATCACATAGTGCTGGAATTAATCCCATTTCTAAATCCCATACATCTTTTAATCCATTTTGTAATTTTGGAGAAAAAGTTTTATATAAATTCCAAGTTACTTCTGCATCTATTCCTGCATATTTAGCCACGACAGAAAAAGCATGAGCCTCAACTTCTGCACCTACGCCTTTTTCTACTTTTAAACTTAACTCTCTTTCGGCACAAGCAGCAAGATTTAAGGCTATTCTATTTCTATTGTCGATAATAAATGCTGCCATTAAAGTATCAAAAAATGGTTTTGAAGGAACGACTCCACGATAATATTTAGCAATTGATTTTAAATCAAATTTAACGTTGTGTCCTATTTTTAGTTTGTCACTAAAAAACAATGGTTTTAATGCTTGGAACACTTCTCCAGGTAGTAACTGTTCTGGTGGTAAATCAAATACAGGTTTCCATTTTGCTTGGTTTTTAGAATAGTCGGCATCTGTTAAAGGTTTACCAGCAACTGCCTTGCGTTGACCACTTAACAAAAGTTCTTTATCCCAACGTAAAAATTCCCCGTTAGGATGACCCATAGGAATTACGTCTGTTCTTCCTTCTGTTGCTAAAGAGATCCACAACACATCGTTTACTACGGGTTGGATTCTATTTTCTCCAACTGTTTCTACATCAAATGCGAATGCACTTACTGATGAATAATACTCGACTAGATCTTTTAGTTGTTCTTTAGTTTTAATAATATTCATATAGTTATTCTCTTGCCATTTGAATATAGCCACCCTTGACAGTAGATAATACTTGAAGAGATTGTCCTGAAAAATTTAATAAGTCTTTATCAGTTGCTTGATTTACTACTAAATCATACTTAGTTCTTTTAAAAGGAACATACTGTGCTAATGGGGTTCCTTTTTTTATTAACACTTCTTTTGTATCATCAAAATAACAAATCTGTTGATTTAATTCACCGTAAACATCAGTATCAATAATTCCTGGTAGAATAGACCACTCACTATTACTGTGATAATACATGGGTAGTTGTAAAAGAGAATAACCTTTTGGAGTTACTGCTCTCCATGGAGAATTTAATTTAAAAAGTTTAGTTAATTTTCTTCCTTGAAAAATATAATCAGCATGATTTACAAACTGTTCGTTATCGTGTTGACTAATAGTGTATGGATTTCCTTCCCTTCCTGTTCTCCAAGACCATTCATCAGTGCTTTTATTGTATATAAGTGACATATCACACCACGCTGGTATAACAAATCCTTGACTAAAGTAATGTGCCATTGAGGGACAAACTTTTGCAGTGGGTCCTTTTCTTATGCTAGACCAGTCTTCTTTATTTTCAACGTATGGAGGAATTGTTTTCCACCAATTTGGTAAAAATTTATTAGATGGTTGCGGCTGAATTAAAGGATCCTGAGTAATTCCAGGAACAGTTCCTATAAATTTAACTTTTACATTATCAAAACTTTTTTTACTAAACATTTTTCTCCTGTATAAATAAGGTGGTGGAGCCTGAAAACGGAAATAAACAGGCTCCGCCACATTGGAATCTTGGTTAAACCAAGGAACGAGCAATCTTAAGCATTTCGGAGCGAGGGGTCTCTCGAATTACTTCGGCTGTATACGGAACAGCCCGTGCTACTAGTTCTTGAACCTCATCGAGGTTCAACTTCCATTCCTCCGCTAGGTCACGACCACGAACAAACTCCATAGTGTAGTTTGTTGTAGGCCCTGTACCCATCCGAGAAATTTCCCAGAACTCTTTTGACAGAGGTCCTTTGCGCTCATCTTCATGAGACTTTTTAATTAGTCTTGCAAGTGTTGGAGGTGCTGTAAGGATCTGCACACCCTGTGCTTCGCCAGTTAACACAAGCACATTAAATGCAAAACGTGAACGTGGTTTACTTCCAAGAATGTCAGTAAATGGATCATTTTCTGCTAAAGCAACAAAAGATTTTTTGCCAGTTGGACGTTCAATCCAATGCTGCTCATAGACACGGAAAGGTCCGTCTTCTAAGAATTTGATTAATTGTGGTTGTTCAGAAAAACGAAACTCTGTTGGAAACTCTGAAGAGTTCTCAGTTAAAAGAGCCTCTGCTGCTTCCCAACCTTGTTGAACTGTAGTACCAATCTTTGGTTCTGCAGTTTCACTATCTTCATCTAAATAATTTGCAGGATTTTCTGCAACATCATTTGTTGGTTTGGTTATTGGCATTTGTTTCTTCTTTCGGTAATGAGGCACGGAGAATGTTGTATCGCTGTACAAACTTAATCACTACTGGCTCTCTAGGTTTGTGATTTCCTTCCATCGACTTATTAAAGCCTCTGTTAGGTCATCTTGGTTAGACCACTCTACACGAGCAGACCCTAGTAAGCCACGTCTTGAAAACTCTTCAATGGCGGACTCAATCAATGGTCGTGTGTACACCCTGTTTCCTCCAATTTTTTCTCCTTTTAGAGTTTTAGATCGAAGTCTATAGGGTGCTCTAGGTATGTAGCCTTTTCTTTCCCATAAGCGGACAGTAACAATTGTTTTTTCTAACGCTAGTGCTAATGCACTAATAGTAAAAACCTCTGTTTCTTTTCCACCTAGTGTTTTAATGATTGGATTTGCATCCCAACCATTACTCTCCCCGTTTTTACGGCGAGAAACTTTTGGATCTTCTTCACGACGTTTTCTTTTAGAACCTGGTATGTATTCTAAATCAGCAAACGCCTCTAGAATCTCGTCGTCTCCACGTAATCCAGTCATAGTTACTTCTTGTTTAAAACTAATGCCCAAACAATTTTTTGAGGATACATTTGATCAATCTCTTCTTCAGTTAATTGACCTTCATAAAGAGCCGCCATTAAAGCATCTTCATCTACGATTCGGATTGTTTTATATAATTGCTCTTCCATTCCTTTATCGGCAATAATTTGTTCTGCAACTCCCTCTTCAATTTTTCTAGACACACGACGTTGCTTTTGTAGCATTCTTACGCCTTCAATTTCATTTGGGAGTTCTACAAAGATGTTTCCATTGCCATCGACTTCACCTTTAGTGTCAACAACTTCAAATATTTTTTCTTTTAATAGTTTTAATTCTGACTCAAAATACTCAACTTGTTTTTTAAAAAAGATATATTGCTTAGCCTGTGCTTCAAGGTCATCTATTGAAGCCACCCTAGGTTCTTCTTCTTTTATCCTTGCCATGTTAACCCCCTCAAGGTCTCTGTTGTTGTAGGAAACTTATCAGACTTCCTACGGTTAGGTCAATTCCTCCTTTAGAATTGATCCCCATTCCATCCATTACTGCGTCTGCTACTGCGTTTTTTTGTTGAAGCATCTCAAATTGTCTTTCTTCAATAGAGTCTTTTACAATAATATCTTGAATAATTATGCTTGGCCATCTACTAGATGCTCGTTTAATTCGTCCATTTCTTTGTACGGCTAAACCCGCAGACCAAGGCAGATCATAGTTTATTAACAAATTTGCAATAGGTAGGTCTACACCGTAACCACCTGCATCTGATGAAATAAACACACGACAATCTGGGTCTGTAAGAAACTTTTCTTTACTTGCTTCTTTCTCTTTTGCATTCATACTTCCTGTATATATAGTCCCACCAGTAACTTCTTGAATTCTCGAAAGCATGCCGACCCAAGATGTAAAAATAACTACTTTTGCTTCTGGATCAGTTTCTAAATGATCAGTCACATAATTTTTTAATACATCTAATTTTGGTTGTTTAGTTATGTTTTCTAACAAAGAACGTTCTTTTAAACTGTATGCATAGGCACTGCCTTCGCCTTCTTGTTTTAAAAATTTTTCAGAACTATCAATTAGTAAATTGGGATGATCACACAGCATTCTTAAAGAAGTAATCTTGGACATAATAGAACCCCGCATCATGTCTGCTGGACCACCTGGCTTACTGTCGTGTCCGTAGTGCGCTAGTAAAGAAAAGTTTGCCCCAAGTAATTGTTGTGCTTCATATAATTCTTGACTCAATTCATTAGCAATTAAGTTGTACAACTCAGAGGTTTTTTTGTCAAAAGAAATTTGAATTGGATCTAGATGAATTGTGTCAGGAAGATAGGGAGCGACGTCTGGATCTGTCTGTACTTTTCGGACCGACGCTTCTTTCATTTTTGCGTGAAATATATTTAAGTTTCTATATCGTTGAACACCACCAAAGTGATTCCTTACAATAAAAGTTTGATCAAACAAATCAAATCTTCCAAGTAATTTTGGATCTACAAATTGCATAATGCTATACACCTCTTCTGGTTTACCATTCTCTATTGGGGTGCCCGTAAGAGCAAATCTAATAGGTACATTTGCAGATAATTTTTTTACAGCCTTTGAACGTTTAGATCTAAAACCCTTTATTGCTGTGGCTTCATCACACACCACCGCTCCCCAGTCTTCGTCTTTTATGCAATCCCAATCATTAACAACTGTTTCGTAATTACAAATAATGTAATCTGAAGATCTTACTCCACTAAGTTCTCTATCCCAACGAATCCACCGAGTGCTTCTAGAGCCATCTATAACTACGGTTCTTGCATCGGAAAATTTATTTATTTCTTTTTCCCATTGATACTTTAAACTAGATAAAGCAATTATTAAAA